ATCAATACCCATTGTTTTTCCTGACACCAAGCTTCAGCAAACTTGCTTGAATCTTTGTAGCAATCAGGACCCATTTTAACAACATACCCTACAACCGTAGCTAGAGACTCTCTATCAACCGTTGATTGTACTAAGTGGATACCACCTTCTGTTACTGCCTTACCTTTGTATGGAAGAATAAGCATTCTCCAGCCAGTAGGTTGAGGCATTCTATCTAAAATTGATTTGTCCAAAAGAGTAGGATCTAAAACTCTAGCACCTTGTTCAACATAAGGAATACTTTCCTCTAAGGCAGGCTTTTCTTTTTTTTCTTTTGGTTTTTTGTTTTTCTCAGCAGTTTCTTTTTCGATTGCTTGAGCAACATGGTCAGGTACGTGTATCTTCGGCATCTTCTTGTATTTTCCCTAGCAGCTCCCTAAATGAATTTTCTGCGTCGACGAGAGAGCTGTAACGTCCACACAGGTACTGATATTGCGCAAAGTCTTTAGTCCCAGCTAAAATTACATCCTTTACGCTTTCTTTTTGAGCCTCAATTTCTGTTAAAAATTTTTGGCCTATCCAAACTACCGACACTTAATAAATGCCAGAAAACTTGCCACCAAATTCGGCAGCGCCCATACCTCTGCATTTACCTTTACCCATTCCAGGTTTAGGAGTTGTGCTGGCGTCAAAAGTTCCTGCATCTGTTTTTAAAGGAGCAAGACCTTTATTACTGTAGCTAGCTTTATTCTTAGTTACAGTTGGAGTTTTTTGTTGTGATATCTCAGTTCTTTTTATCATGTTGTTTATTATCTTGGTTAAATACAGGATTTGCAAGTTTTTATTTTCCTTGACCTTTGTACTCTTTTCGTTTTTTATTTTTGTTGGTTCCTGCTCCATTACTTAAACGACTATTACCGATAGAAGTTTTTTTCTTTATATGATTTATTTTTTCTTTAAGCCAAGTTTTAGGCATTTTGTTTCTCGTGTAATGTTATAAAATATTCAGCATCTACCAACGCTAATGGCTTGCTGTTATTTCTTTTTATTATAACCAGCGGCTCATGTTTTTTACAGTTTGTTTGACATTGCTCCATAGCTTTCCAAACATTAACTGCTTCTTGGTTTTTACACTCTATTGAATATGGAAATTGTTTGCGGGATTGAACACCCATAATAACATCTTCGCCTGATGAACCCATAGGTCTTGATTCTAAATCTTCGGGATCAAAGCCTAGTATTTCTACTAACTTTTCTACAACCCATTGTTGCAGCTTTCTGCCTTTAGCTTTTGCTGAAGATGGCCGCACTTACTATTGTTTGTTTCTTTGATCAAGTAGTTTAAATCTAGCTTGTTGCTCCATTCTGGCTCTTGCAGTATCGTCTCTTAACTCAGCAATATCTTCCTGGGCGCCAATTCTTTCTCTGTCAACATTCATTCTTTGTTGTGCTTCTTGAGTTTTTCTTTGTTCGGCAGCTAAGAATTGTTGTTGCTCTATAGATAGCTCTTGACCTTTTAGTGCAAGCTCTTGCTTTCTAATAGCTACTAATGGATCTTCGTCTTGAGGAGATGCAACTTTTTGATTGTACTCTGTTAACAACTCAGCAAGAATTGGAGATGAGAATTGTGCTAATAGATCACCTGCTTGAATAGATAAGTTTTGTGCTTCTTCTGGAGATCCTTGTTGAGCTTGTTGTTGCAACTGTTGGAACTGTTGCATAACTTCTGGTGGCATTTGTTGCTCACCAAGAATGTCTGCTTTCATTTGTAAATGTTGCATGATATGTGAATGTATCAAAGCTTGTACTTGAGCATTCATTTGAACAGGAGGCGTGTTTAACAAAGACATGTGAATTGAAATATGCGCATCATGATTTTGTTGTGGGAACGCTTGAGCTGTTTGACCTAACAACAATTGATTATTCTCAAACCCAGCTTCAAGTGGAAGTGGATCTGTAGGAGGTGGCGGCGTAAGTATTTGATCAACGTTATCTACACCAATCGCTGCATACATTCTTTTGTAAGCTTCGTAAGTACCGTTAGGTCCATGAACTTGTGGGTTAGATTGCACTAGCTGCATCATCTCTTGAGCCATAGCTATTCTTTGAGATTGACTAAATATATCTGGATTAGATATAGGGAAGATATCTACCTTCTCATCAAAATCAGACAACTTAATAGTTGTTTCGTTATTTGCTACTGCATAAGGATATTCTTGCGGCAAGTATTCTTGAAACACTTTAGCCATAATTCTAAATTCTTTCTTTTGAGAGTTGTGTAATCTTTTGTGGATTGCAGACAATACTTTTGTAGATCTTTCTAATAAAGCTAACGTAGTTCCTACTGGAGCATTTGGGTTGCCTTGGCCTGTATTAATTTCTGCAATAGATGCAAACTTTTGTCCTGAATTAACCAACATGTTTAATAACTGAAGCAAGGTTCCACTAGGCTCTTTAAATGGTAGTGGCTGTATTGAATCTCTTAACGATCCACCTGGAGCATCTACATCTCTAAATTCTCCTGGTTGTATTGGAGTGTCTTCGTCTCTAATTCTAATACCTCTGGTCTTAAAACCAGCAGGTAGATTAGCTAAAGTACCAGCATCAATTAATTGTCTCATGATAGATGTTGAAGCTTTTGACAAGCCACCAATCATATGAGTTAAACCAAAGCCGTAGAATCCTAAACCTGGTAAGAATTTAAAGTGAACAAAGTATTCTATTTTATTTTTTAGCTCGTCATCTTCTTTGTAGTTTCTTCTAACAGAAAGTATTTCATTTGAATTAGCATCTATTGTAACGATATAAGGCAGCTTAATTCCTGTTGGATCGCCCTCATCATCTAAGTCCTCAAAGCCTTCAAGCTCTAAGTTGCAATGTACTTCGTAAAGAAGTGAAACTTCACCGTCATCATAGGATCGCTCCATTCCAGATAGTTTGTCTATTTCTTCTTTGACACCACTATAATCATTAGCGCTTTCGCCACTTTCTAAATCTATTTTTCTGTAAAAACCTGCTGCTTGTAATTTTCTAACTTCGTTTTCTGAGATTTTTACAACATTAGTAATTCTAGGACATGACTCTAAATCGGTTGTGTAATATGGAACGATTAAATCTTCAGGAGCAATAAACTTAGATACTGCTCTTCCTAAGCTTTCGTCATAATAAACTTTTTTAAATGCAGATCCAGCTAACGGTAGATAGAAAAGCAATTGATCTAGCTCTTCATCAAACTCTTCCATTACGTGAGTAATTTGATAGTTCATAAACTCTTTAACTCTTTGCGCTTGTTCTTCTACCAAAGAATCGTAAGCACCTATTACTTGAGTTTTAACTGGGCCACCTGACGGTAAAAGTTCTTTGTAAGCCTGAGCTTGGAATGTTGTTACAGCTTCTCCTAATAAAGGGTGAATAACTCCTGACGCACCTTTAAAAGGTTCAGATCTTTCAGCATCAAATCTCATACCAAGATACTCTAATCCGTCTTTGTATGTTTTTTCCCAGTCTTCTCTTGAAGCTTTATCTTTTTCTATTCCTGCTATTAACTCATTAGAAATAACTCTTAATTCTTGATCATCTAATACTTCAGCTAAGTTACTATCAAAATCTGTTTCAACTTCTTCGGTCATGGTTTCGCCTAGAATAGCGCTGCCATCTTCTTGCATTTCAAAACCGTCAGTCCCTGAATCTCTTATTGCTTCTAAGGCAATACTCATGTTTTCTTGACCAAGCGGAACTTGATTCTCTTCGTTTAAAACCGTAGGATTAATTTCTTTGTCTATTGCCATTAGTGTAGTACTCTTTCTTTTTTCTCTATTACAGGCCCAACAAGCGATTCAGACAAACTACCGATAATAGTAATGTTACAATGAGATGCTTGTTTCTCTGCCTCTTCCCAGTTAGGAGCCACTATAAAAGGCCCACCAAAACAAGTCCCCTCTTCCTCATATTCTGTAAGAAATATTAACATCATTTTAATAGTATACCCTTTTTACTGGCGCTTTCTCTCTGTCTTCATAGTCATCACCAAGAGAAACTAGCCCACCCTCTCTGAATCTCATCAAAGCTTGAGTCATAGTATCGCATAGGTCATCATTTTTGCCAAAAGGAAATGACGCACATTCTTCTATCATTTCATCTGCAAACTTTTTTTCTGGAGCATAAACTAAACCAGACTCAAAAATAGGTGCAACTGAATGCATTCTTGTAGACTTATCATGCCCTCTGGTTGGAGAATAATTAACTACGGGTATGCCTAGCCTTCTTAGCTCATGAGTTAAAGGAGTACCTGAAGCCTTTGCTTCAATCAATACCATATCAGGTTCCCAATATTGGTATTCTTCGTAAGCCACTCTTTTTAATTCTGGAAAATCCCAGCGATCTTTCTGAGCATCTAGCAAT